AGCAAGAGAGGCAGCCAACAGAGCTGCAGAAAAATTTAATCTTGATGCTGAGAAAGATTTAGAAAATTTTAGAACCCTACACTCCTTTGCATTTCAAAGACTAGGCATGTCAAAAGAAAAAATGATGACTGCAGAAAATTATAGAGAGTTTGGTAAACTAGTAGGCATACCTATCAAAACAAGTAAATATTCAGAAGATGATGGCACATTTAATTCAGACAATGAATATTTAACAATCATGAATACAGCTAGAGTCAAACGTATGGACTTACTAGAATACTATGACTCTAGGCAAAACATATTAGATATAGAAAGAGACACACTATATTTGTTATCTGAAGAATTAAAAAGATACAAAAGAGAAAAAGGACTCAAAGATTTTACAGACTTGTTAGAGGACTTTATTAAACAAGAGAACAAACCAAAGTTTGAAGCTTTGTTTATTGATGAAGCACAAGACTTGTCTTTAATACAATGGGATATGGTCAGGTCTATGTGGGCTAATGCAGAGAAAACTTATATTGCAGGTGATGATGACCAAGCCATATTTAAATGGGCAGGTGCAGATGTAGATCATTTCATAGCTTTGAAAGAAGAAGTTAATGATATTAAAGTATTAGATCAATCATACAGAATACCAGGTGGACCTATACATGAGTTATCACAAAAAATAATTAACAAAGTGCAAAACAGATTTGATAAAAATTATAAACCAAGAACAGAACATGGAATACTACGTAGATATTCTGATGTAACACAAGTTAATATGTCAGAGGGTAACTGGTTAGTCTTGTCATCAGCTAATCATTTTCTTGATGATGTAAAAGATTTATGTGAATTGCAAGGTTGGTATTATCAACACAGAGGATCTAACTCTGTGCCATTAAAACTTTTAATAGCTTTAAATAATTGGGAGAAGTGGCGTAAAGGAGATGTTGCTTTAGGGCCTATAGAAATAAAAAATATATATCAATATCTAGGCGATAGAGTTTTGCCTGGTTTTAGATCTGGTAAAACTTTGCACTCTGATAAAAAATATTTAGTTAGAGACTGTAGAGCTGAACATGGTTTAGTTACTGAAGATGTTTGGTATGAAGCCTTTGATGGTTTAGATACCATCACAGAAAACTACATTCGTAATATGCGGGCGAATGGAGAACAGATAAACAAAAACCCCCGTATAATTATGTCAACAATACATGGAGCAAAAGGAGGAGAAGCCGACAAGGTTTTGCTTATGCAAGATTTAACTAATGCAGCACTAGAAACTTTTAGTCATGACCCTGATGAATTACATAGGTTATTCTATACTGGAGCGACGAGAGCGAAACGTGAATTGCATGTGTTAGATCCAAAGAACTTTGATCGAGCTTATATATTATGAAGTCATTAAAAAAGCAGATAGGTGGTTCACACTACCAGGATTTTGTCATTCAGCCCGCAGAATTCATTAACAAGAATAGGTTGCTTTTTGCGGAAGCCAACGCTATAAAGTATATATGTAGGCATTCCAAAAAGGGAGGCATACAAGATATAGATAAAGCAATACATTATCTAGAAATGGTAAAGGAGAGAGACTACACGTGAGAAGAACACAAATGCCCCTATTCACACCCGAAACAGAGTGGGTGATGCCAGATGAACTTAAAGATCTGCGCGAACATACAGAAATAGCAATCGATTTAGAGACTAACGATCCAGAGCTAAAATCACTTGGATCTGGTAATGTCATAGGAAGAGGACACATTGCTGGCGTTGCGGTGGCCGTAGAGGGTTGGTCAGGGTATTATCCAATACATCATGAGCAGGGTGGTAATATGGACCGTAAACTGGTCTTAAAATGGCTCCAAGATGTGCTAAAACAAGAAAATACTACGTTTATCTTTCATAATGCTATGTATGATGTGTGTTGGTTAAGGTCAGCAGGGTTGACCATAAAAGGACCCATTGTGGACACTATGATAGCTGCATCATTAATTGATGAAAACAGATTAAGTTATCAGTTAAACACACTAGCAAAACATTATGTTGGTCTAGGTAAAGATGAAAAAATTTTAGTTGAGGCTGCAAAAGAATATGGATTAGATCCTAAAGCAGATATGTGGAGACTTCCTCCAATGTTTGTAGGTCAATATGCAGAACGTGATGCAGAATCAACACTTAAACTTTGGCAAAGATTAAAAATAGAATTGTATAACCAAGAGTTGATGGACATATTTAATTTAGAAACTAGATTGTTTCCATGTCTTGTTGATATGAGATTCAAGGGTGTTAAAGTTGATTTAGAAAAAGCACAAAATATTAAACAAAATTTAATCAAAAGGGAAGAGTCTTTAATAAAAAAAATAAAAGATTTAACTGGTGTTGAAGTAGAAATTATGGCAGCCAGATCTATAGCAAAAGCCTTTGATAAACTTAAACTTCCATACGATAGAACTGCAAAAAGTAATGAACCAAGCTTTACAAAAAACTTTTTACAGAATCATCCACATGAATTACCAAAAGCAATTGCAGAAGCAAGAGAGTTAAACAAAGCTCATACTACATTTATAGATTCAATAACTAAACATGAACATAAAGGTAGAATACATGCAGATATAAATCAAATAAGATCAGATGCAGGTGGTACAGTCACAGGTAGATTTAGTATGTCCAATCCAAATCTACAACAAATACCAGCAAGACACCCTGAACTTGGTCCTATGATTAGATCTATATTTATACCAGAAGATAAACATGTTTGGGGTAGCTTTGACTACTCACAACAAGAACCTAGAATTTTAGTACATTACGCAAAACTGCAAAATTTGTCAGGAGTTGATGAAATTGTAGACGCATACAACGACGGAGACGCTGATTTCCATCAGGCGGTGGCCGATATGGCAGGTATAGAACGGAAGCAAGCCAAGACGATTAATTTAGGTCTTATGTACGGAATGGGTAAAAATAAATTGATGGCAGAGTTAGGATTGATGAAAGAGTCTGCAGAAAAATTAATTAAACAATATCATGTCAAAGCTCCATTTGTTAAACAGCTTATGGACAATGTATCTAGAAGAGCAAACGATAGAGGTAAAATTAGAACCTTGCTGGGTCGTGCATGTCATTTTGATTTATGGCAGCCTGTTCAATTTGGGGTTTTTAAACCTTTGCCATTAGAGGAGGCAAGAAAAGAATATGATGAGCCATTGAAAAGAGCCTTTACTTACAAGGCTTTAAACAAGTTAATACAAGGATCAGCAGCCGATATGACAAAAAAATCTATGGTAGCCTTGTATGAAAATGGTATAATACCACACATTCAAATTCATGATGAGGTAAATATCTCTGTTGAATCTGATACACACGCGGAGGACATAATTAAGATTATGGAATCTGCTGTGGAGTTACAAGTCCCAAATAAAGTAGATTATGAAAAGGGGGCAAACTGGGGTGAAATTAAATAATGGCATACTTAAATGCAAACATACCGGCAACGTACGCACAAATCAGGAAAGAATATCTTTATGATCTTAAAAAACATCACGGCGAAGTTGAAGACTGTATTATCTTCGGCATCAGCTGTATGTCAGGAAGGGCTATATTATTTCATGCTCTCATGGGTAACGGTGCAATCTTTTATCGCCTTCCTATTAGCGCGTTTATTCAACAAGGATATAGACCAGAGGACGTTCCCAAGCGACGCCTTGATGAACTTGAGCTTTGGAATTCTTTTAGCTATCATCCTGCTGTTACTATTTGGTCTATTCTAGGAGCGGCTTCTGGTAAATACATGGGTAAAGATAAAAAATGGCACCATGGTAAATACTTATTTACGGTTGATTTCGCACATCCAGATGTTAATATATTAGATACCGACCATTCGGAGATACCGCACGAACATAAGTGCGCACACATAATTGCTCTCGATGATGGCAATTTTGCTGCACAACCTAACAATAGATGTATTTGGGATTTACCTTCTTTTACTGTGAAAGACAACATCCCGGATTGGAAAGTGCAGACCAACGAATGGA